AGGCAAGGATATGCTCAAGCATACCCCGACGGAACGACAGTGCGACGCAGTCACTCATTATTTTTCCTGCTCAGTTAACGGCCGGTTGCGCCAGCGCGCGTTATACGGTGTCTCGTTTGGCGCTGTGGTCTTGGCTCCGTACGACTCCTCGTACCAGTCTTTGTGCGACTTGTCTGTCTTGCCCTCGGTCACCGCGTCTGTGTACTCCCCGCGAGTCTTCATAAGTCCTTTTGTGTCTGCCATGATACCTCCCGTTATTGCGCTGGCCCGAAATTATTTGTGACCGGCGCGCCGTTCATTAGTTTTGCCCCCTTACCCGGCGTCGCGGTCATCCCCGTCATGCGGCCAGTGTCGTCGTGCTGGAAGCTCAGTGTCTCCGACGGCTCTCCCGCCTCGGCCTCCATTTGCTTTTTCGCGAAGGCGTCTGCCTGCGCTTGCTGCTGCCGTTGCTGAAACAACCTGGCCTTGATCACTTCTGGCGGCGGGATCAGCTTGTCTGTGTCAAGATCAAGCCCAGATGCCATCGTGCGCAGCAGCTCGGCGATTGCCTCTTCCCCAATAATAGCGATGACGTTGGGGTTTGACAGCACAATATTCAGGAACTCGTTACGCCGGACTTGGGCGCTCTCTTTCACGATCAGCGACGCCGCGCCGCGGGCTACTATCTTCACGTCGGTGTTCTTCAACTCCGAGTCAGTGCCGTAGCGCATGTTGTGGTAGAACAGTCGCTCTATAGCTGGGCCGATAACATTTAAGTCAATGCCCATGGCCGACGACTTCAGAATCTTACTCGAGCTGGCCAGCATCATAGACAGACCGGACGCTGTGCGCCCAGCTCCAGCCGCAGGGCCTTCGCCTGTTACATAACGTGGGATGCCGGACGCTGAGTCAGCGAGCAAGGCAAATTTGTCGTACACGGCCATCAACTCCATGGCGTTTGACCCCGGTTGGAAGAACGTGACTGGCAGGGCTGTAGACCCGTAAGGGTCGCTGGTCGTCTGGTAAACCTTCCAAGGGTACATATTTGAGACACTCTGCCCTGGTGCCATCCTATCGACGTTCTCCACAACCTGTGGGCCACTGGCTATGGCCATATTGTTTGTGAGCGCGCGGGCGGCGTTGTTGCAGACTATCTGGCAGTCGCGTATCAGGTCTACCGGACTATTTCCCCAGAAGGCACCAGGCAGACTCTCATACGATCCTTTGAAGTATGGCTTGCGACCCCTGAAATCATAGTTCAGCGTAGCCTTAATTACCCAAGACCCGATCACCCAGACCTCGCAGTGATACGTTTTTGTCGGCTCGGCGATCAGCTTCTTGTCCATTCCGAAGTCGATCAGCTCTTTCCCGAGCACTGGGCCCCAGTATTGTACTGCCCCGATCGTGGGGGATGTTGTGTCACTTATGTCGCTGGATGACTTACCCTCTGCCTCCGCGCGCTCGGAGTCGATGTTTGTGTACTCCCTCAGCCCGCCTACACCGTAAGCGTCTATCACCGCCCTTATTGCACCTTCGTTGTACCCCTCTACCCCTATCAGCTCTTCCAGCTGGTACGGATATAGCCGGTGCAGTTCGATCAGGTACCCATCGTCTATGTCACTGGCCCCAGGCGCTGGGTATATGTCAAGCGGCGACACCCGGTCCCACTCGGCCGTCAGGACGTTCGCCACCACCGGAGTATACATCCCGTCGGCGTCTGGCTCGCTCCATGTCATTTGTGGCTTGTTGCGAATTACGGGGCCCTTGAGAATGGCGCTGGGGAAGGTGGACAGGTCGTCCAGGAACTCGGCAAATGCTTTTGCGAACCCGCCCTCCTGCAGCTGGTCCTCCATTTTTGCCTCCATACGGGTCATGCCTTTTTTTGCCGCCAGCATCACCTCTACTTCTGCCCGCGCGCGGGAGAGCCACAACAGGTCTTCAACCTGCGACTCCGGCACATTCTGGGGGCCGCCCATCAGGTCTTGTATCTGCTGCACCAGCTCGCCTGCGCGGGTGACTGACTGGTCAAGCATGTCTTGGGGTATCTCGGGTAGTTTTGTGGGGGAGGCTGTCCAGGGCTTTTCGTTGCCATTGCCAAGGAAGATGTCGCGCATGACCGCTGTGCAGCTCCGCGCCTTCTCGGCGCTCAACATCATGAACACTTCACTCGTGCCGGTCTCCCTGATCTGGGCCAGTACTTCCGGGTCGTATTCACCGCGTCGTGCGCGCAGAGACCTCAGCATGCGCTGCTCTTCGTGTTGCTTCGCCGTCTTTGCTGCGTTAAAACATTTGTCTACATGGCCGGCCAACCCACGAATGACCGGTTGGCTGTTTGAGTCTTCCGCTTCCTTGCGCTTGGCATTTTCGATAGACGCGTTGTTCGCGACAGGAATCAGCCCCGTGTTACCGCTGGCGGCGCCGGAAAACGGCTGGTCTGCTGGGGCTGAAACTGTCTTCATCGGGCATTCTCCATGTCAATTCCGCGCGACCTTATCACACAACGCCATGCGCGTCAAACTTAACCACCAACCCAGCCGCCCATCCTCACCAGCTTTGGCGGCTCCACTGGCCTGCTGCGCAATTTTACCGGCCCGGCCAGATACAGGGTAAAGTAAGTAAATCCGTCGGCTATGTCCGAAACTGGGTGAATCTTTGCCGGCTTGTCTTCAACCTCACCGTCTTTTTTCGCCGCGTACGCATACCCGTTGCTCAGCGCCGATATCAGCCCGGTGCACCCAGGGTCGATCTGCAGCACCGCTTTACCGCCCATCTGCTGCCCGAACAGTGTCTCCGCCGACCCGATACGCAGGTCGATCTTATTAGACGGCGCTGGGTAAACTTTGTAGCCGGCTTTTTTTACAATCTCGAACACGGTCTCCTCGTTTGCCTGGCTGCGCTGTATTGCCGCCGGGTCTACGATAACTATGGCGTTGGCACCGGGGAACTTGCGCGTGAGCATGGGCGTCAGCTTAGTAAGCAGGAACCTCTCCATGCCAATTGACTCACCTTTTGGTGTAAAGCACTCCGCCAGCACGTTGGTCCTGCCCGACGGAGTTTGCTGGCCGATTATAGCCGCCGGTGTCAGCCCCGCGTCCAGCCCGATAACCAGCGGGTACTCTGACGACATTACCGCCTTGAGTGGCTCCTTCGCGACGTGGAAGTCCTGCACGAATGTGTCCCTGAAAACCGGCTGTCCATCTTTGCTCGTGCCATACAGGCAGTCAATAAACACACGGATATGCTCCTCCGTCAGACACTCGGTGATGTAATAGTCCGGCGGCAGGAACTGCAAATTCTCCGCGTCAGGCGAGCGCCCCCCGGGCTGCTTGAATGTCTCCCAGTCCCCCTCCTCGCCGTCCATCACGCGCTGGTGGTAAGATCCAAAACTCGGCATGTTTGTGTCCATCATGATGCATGGGTAGGTGGCACCGGGGCCGTCTTTTCTGCTTGGGTACCGACCCACCCGCTTGGCTCCGACGATACCCTCGATAACCACCTGCGATATCTCGCGCCCCTCGTTGATGTATATCGTCGTGGCCTCCAGCGAAAGCAGCCGGCGCAGGTCTGCCTCGTCCTCCAGCGGCATCATCAGAATCTCTGCCTCCACGTCCCCGAACTTCAGGTAGTACTCTTTTGTCGTCAGCATGAACTCCCCGAACACGTCTTCCGGCAGCCACTCAAGCAACGATTTCTGGGTTGTCTGCCGCAACTGCGCCACAGTGTTTCGCGTTATAATGTGCCTCGACCGACGGATTCCGTCGTAGTTTGGCTCCTGCTCTATGGCGTTTGCCAGGATAGCCATGATACACGCGGACGTTTTTCCGCCCCCTACCGGCCCCGCCAGAATCTTCCGCGACGCTCGTGACTTGATGAAGTCAGCGCAGGTTTTTGACGCGTCGTACTTAAGGTTGAAGCTCATGCGGTTATTTCGTATTTGGCGTGGAACGACGCTGGCACGTAGGTCTTGACCCGCCCGTTCTCCCCACGCACAATAAAGTCGCCTTCGCGCAGCGTCTCGATCCCCGTCTCTGACCGGATTATGATCTCGTGCTCGTTATGGTAGTTGACTGCGGCGCCGGCGTCTTCCAGCATCTTGCTTACCTGCGGATAGTTTGTTCCGTCATACTCGATAAAGTCAGCGGAATAACCGCGTTTTCTGCATTTTTTTGTCATTTTTGGCCTCTATTCTGGTAACGGGTGGGGTAAAAACTCAGTAAAGTAGTGGGTTGAATTGTAGGAT